GGCTTTTGCAGTTGGCAAGTTAGTACAGTTCGGAAAAGAATGTGTGGAACTTGGCTCTGACCTCACAGAAGTGCAAAACGTGGTTGATGTTACATTTACAACCATGTCTGACAAAGTTAATGAATTCGCAAAAAATGCTATGACCTCTGCCGGACTATCGGAAACAATGGCAAAGCGGTATGTTGGTACATTCGGAGCAATGTCTAAGTCGTTCGGATTCTCAGAAGCACAAGCTTACGATATGTCAACAGCTCTGACACAGCTGACTGGTGATGTGGCATCATTCTACAACATCAGTCAGGACTTGGCTTATATCAAACTTAAATCAGTGTTTACGGGTGAAACGGAAACATTAAAAGATTTGGGCGTGGTAATGACCCAGTCGGCACTTGACCAATATGCACTTGCAAATGGCTACGGCAAGACCACATCTGCAATGACTGAACAGGAGAAAGTTGCTCTCCGCTTTGCTTTTGTGCAGGAACAGTTATCAGCCGCATCTGGTGACTTCATTCGTACTTCTGACAGCTGGGCGAACCAGGTGCGAGTGATGCAGTTGCAGTTGCAGTCCCTCAAGGCAACAGTCGGACAAGGGCTGATTAATATTTTCACACCTGTTCTGAAAGTAATTAATATCTTACTAGGTAAACTGGCAACTTTGGCGAATGCATTCAAGTCATTTACGGAGCTTATTACTGGCAAGAAATCATCAGGTCAGACAGGTGGAAGCGGCGCAGGGCTTGCCGGAACGGATACAGTTGCAGACACGGCAGATCAGTATGGACAGGCAGCCGATAATGCAGAGAAACTTGCAGATGCCACGAACGACAATGCAAAAGCAACAAAAAAAGCGAATAAGGAAACAAAAAACTATCTTTCATCGCTTGATGAAGTGCACAAAGTTAGCTCTACAGGGAGCGCATCTTCAACACCATCCGGTTCTGGGACCGGTGGAACTGGTTCTGGAAGCGGAGGATTGCCGAGTTCAGTTGGCAGTGTGGATTATGGTAGTCTAGCAGAGGGCGAAACTGCACTTGACAAGATTAGCGATTCCGCAAAGAAACTTGCTGACCTGCTCAAGAAACTCTGGAAACCGTTCCGGGAAGCATGGAAAAAAGAGGGTAAGAATACCATTAATGCAGCAAAAGTCGCACTTGATGGACTCAAAAAGCTCGCTGTAAGTGTAGGTAAAAGCCTTGTAAAGGTCTGGACAAACGGCACAGGCACAACGATGTTAGAAACCATGCTGAGGATTGCTCAGAATGTGCTTAAAACTATCGGTAATATCGCATCTGGTTTCGCTGATGCTTGGAATAAGAACAATGTTGGAACACAGATCATCCAGAACATTGCAGATGCTCTTGTGGTAGTCATGCAGTTCGTTGAAAGAATTGCAGAGGATACAGCGACATGGGCGGCAAACCTTAATTTCTATCCGCTGTTGGAATCTATCAGTAATCTGACAAGTACATTTGCACCAATTCTGGAATCCATCGGAAATGTTCTTGAATGGATCTATAACAATATCGTTCTCCCGATGCTGAAATGGCTGATTGAAACAGGAATTCCGACAGTGATTAACCTAGTGTCTGATTTGGCTGGATTCTTTGCAAATCATCAATCAATCATTGAAGCATTTGGTGCAGCTCTGATCGGAGCATTTGCGGCAGCAAAGATTGCAGGCTTAGCTTCGAGAATCGCAGGAAGTATAACGACAGTAGCAAGTTTCATTAAGGGTCTTATTGCACTCATGACCGGCTCTGGCGGCATCATTGGTGGAATCAAAGCTATTGCGACAGCTGTCGGGCCGGGTGGAATTTTTATAGCAGCAGTAACGGCTTGCATTGCGATTGGTGTTTTGCTGTACAAAAATTGGGACAAGATTAAAGAAGTT